AATTTTATATTTCGTATTTGGGTTAGTGATTACAGCGATTTCAGTTGTTGCTGCTGGATAAGTAAACGTAACGGTGAATTTGAACCCATCTTTCCTTATTGGCTCGTTTTCATACAATCCCCCTTCATAATCAATCCCACCATAAACTAAATACGTCTTTCTAATTGCCTCAGTAAGACCCCCAGGTAATTTAGCCTCTTCTTTCGCTAATTTATCAAGACGGCTTGCATCTAAAGTAACGGTTATATCTTTATTAGCATCTATGTATTTTAAAAATCTTTGATAGTAAATGATATCCTCCCCATTAATCCAATAATTATTACCAATTTCGAAGCTGCCGCTTGACTGTGGTCTTCCCAAATTAGTAATTAAATTAACTGCGGTATATGGATTTAGTTCCTGTTTAGTTAAATAATTAGAATAACTTATATTATTTTGCCTCTCATAAATATTAACCTTGTCTGGAACGGTGTAAGCCTCTGCTACTGAACTAGTAATCCGTGTTGTTGTAGTGGATTTGGCTCTAAAAGCTTCTTCCCTTTGTTTTATAGCCTCTAAAGAATCCCCTAAATTATTAGTATTGTATATCAACGTAGCTATTGGAGCATCGGGAAGTCTTGGATCCATTTTCTGGTCTTCACTATCAAACCTAGTGGAGTTTATTCTTAACTCTTCTGCCCATAAATCAGACCTTAACGAGCTATTCAACTTATCTAACTCATCTAGCTTTTTCTGTTCGGCTTTCCTCTTCTCTTCCTCTATCTTTTTAGACTTCTCATTATTCAAAAACTTATCTAACCTATTCTCATACACTTTACTTAATATAGAAGGTCTATTTATTGGCATGTTACCAAAAGTAGCTCCCATAGATAAAGCTTTGATAGTACAATCGTAACCACCTTCCTGAGTATATGAAAACTCAAAGTTAGTTATTACTCCAAACATACCACCATAGTTTCCATTAGACTTTTGAGTATTGAGATTTAATTGTATTGCGATATCTTCTGGAGTTTTGCAAGTATTTTTGAATGGGTCAATCATATACTGCTCAGAGTGTTGTAAAGCTCCAAGATTGTCATAATATGTTGCATGTCCCCACTCAATTATAATACTATACCCTAATCTAAAGTACAGAACGTCCATCAAGTCTAACTGATCTTTATCCCAAACTTTAAACTTAATGGTAGCTTGTCTTAATGCTCCTAATCTACCTAAGGTTTCTATAGATGCATTAGTTATACCAGGCATAGGTCTATATCCATATTTTTTTATCTCCTCTCTACCTAACATACCATAAGCCCCATCAGCTCCAACTCCCGACCTAAGAAGCATATCTGCCCCGGTTGCAGTAGACGTTCGTACACCTGTACCAGGATTTATAGCACCTTTTGCCCAAGTAGATGTACCACCATACAGAATAAATTCCTTAGCTAGATTATCTTTAGTTATATCTTTAGATAGTACTAAGCCCTTCACATGATTAGTTAACTTGCCGTCTGGACTATTAGCATCTTTGTTTAAGTCTATAGAGGATATGACTCTAATCCAAGCTCCATTATTTGCGAGATACAGTAAATCATCGTCACTCCTCTTACCTCTACCTCCTCCCTTTCTCGCTCTTACGTTCATTTGTTCAGCAGCCCAACTATAAATTGGATATCCTGCAATATTACATATTTTATCTAAATCTGGTGCTGCCATAACTATCTTACTTTATTGATTGAATTAAACTCATTTACTATTTGTTGTATATTTGCAGGTAATCTTAATTGCATTCCTGGTGGTGGGAATAAACTATCACTAGGTAGAGAGTTTGCTGATGCGATGAATACCCAATATCCTGGGTCACCGTATACGTTCTGAGCTAGTAAATCCATCCTATCTCCTAATACCGTTATGACGTAGCTATCAGAATTAGTTACGGGAATGTCAGGATACACTGCATTTACGTACATATTAGGTCCGTTCAGTCTATTCCTTGTTATTGATATATTTTGATATCTGTTTATCATCTCTTATTTAATCGTTTATATCGCTAGTTACAGTACTCTATATCGTACTTTGAGCATTCGCAAGTTCTGAGTTAGGATTTATAGTACTTTCAGGTACATTATAGTTATTTGTTATTAAATTAATTGAATCATATTCGTTAGTTACTCTCTTAGGTAATGTCGGGTGTATTGGTTTAAACGTTATCTGCACTTCTAATACATGTGGAAGTTGTTGTACTTTATCTGAATTCTCTAAGTTAATCTCCCAAGGCGTATTATTGTCGGCAGTTACATTTATGCTATCTATAAAGCCAGGAACTCTATAGAAATAGTCTCCTATAGTCAACTTAATTAATGGAGCTCTCATAACCCCTTGATTTGAATAATCTGGGTATACTTGAGAAATAAGTGCATTTAGTTTCTTATATAGTGGATATAATTCTACCCTAGACTTTACAACTATCTTAAAAGAGAATTGTATATTCCTACTAAAGCCTCCATAAGTATAGTACTCCTCACCACGACCAAAATACCTAAATGGAGTTAATTGGGCTGTGTTATTATCTGTAAATCCGTTTGTTAAAAAAGCTCTAAACAACAAGACTAGCGAATCCCCAGGTGCATCGTTACTCATACATTCGAACCCAAATTTAATAAAATCTTTAAGATCTTTTTCGTCTGTGTATGGGTTATACCCTCCTTTTTTATCTATTATTGAAGTTGCGTTTAAAACATCCTTACTAACCGATATAGTATAGTCTGTTTTTGGAGTATATAAGTTTGTTGGGGATTTTATTTCTTCATTAGTCTTAAGTCTCCTTTCAAAAGTCTTTGAGGGATTCCATGCTACTGATGATGATGATGATAGGGATACTCTAGAGTTTTTTTCATCATACCTTTCCGTGTAAGTTCTAAAGTCTATAGGATCTTTACCACTACCGCTTGTCCTAGCCTGATTTGCTTTAGCTAATTGGTCATACTTCATGGTAGTTGAAGTAGTTACTAATCCCCAAGGAGTTGAGGGTACTACAGGCTGCACAGTAGTATCTACAGCTCTTTTAATAATTGTGCTTCCAAATTTACTAGAGTAGTTAGGACCTCCTGGATAATTAAACAACAATCCCCTATTATCCGTTATTCCTAAGTTAGTTGCTATACCTAGTTTCTTAGCGTATAGATAAAACTGTGCCTGAGATATAAAGTTTTTAGCTGTTGTTTTAGGATTTAATACTTTCAATCTCCTCAGTATTTCTAATCTATTACTTGTTGAGGAGTTATTAATATTTTGCTTTCCTACTACATCTCCATAAAACTCATCGTTATAGTTTAAGTATGAGCCATATCTTGTTGATAATGCTGTTAAATTAAAATAAGGATTTCCCACTCTAGATATGTGAGTTCCAGTTCCTTGAAACGCTACTTGATCTAAAGTATTCCTCTCAGAATAAACCCTGGTATTCTCTAAGATACTTGCACCTAATGGACTTGCTACACTATTAGGGTCTGACGAATTTAGTCCAGTCTCAGTCTTAGGGTTCATAAATTGCAGTACCTTCTGCTTCTCTATAAAAAGTTTACCCTTATCAGACTCTAAGAATCCCTTAATCCTTTCATAATCTATATCCCTAGATGGGTAGTTACCTCCTCTTATAGGAAAGTCTATTAATGATGTTCCAGCAGTGGATATAGTTTTATTGTCCCCAAAATTAGCACTACCAGACATATCAAATTTTATGTATGGTAATCCAGAATAGCCATTTGATTTTTGGTCACTACTGAAACTCTTAGCTTTGTACTGTGTTATTAAATTAGCTAAAGGACCTAATAATTTACCTATATTGTTTTGATAGAATAGGTTCTGTTGCCCACTAGAGTTATCATTAGCGAATCTAGATGATTTAGGGTTTGGGCTAGCATGAGGTACTCCCCCATCGTATTGCCACTTTAGGTCTTTATATATAGTTTTTAAGTTTACTAGTGCCATAGGTTTACGTTGCTTGTCCTGTTATGGAATTATTTCTAACCCTCAAGTATGGGTTACTGGTATTTGCTCCTACTGGTGCTGATTGTCCGGTACTCATAGTTACTCTACCTACAGCAGAGCTATCCATAATTAAGGTAGCATCAGTAATACCATTAGTATAGTTATTGATTATAGTTTGTCCCCCTCCTACACTTGCTGTCGCTCCCTGTTGTGTTGTGGCTTGTATTACACTATTAGATACGGTTTCTGGAGTTGCTATACTAAAAGACCTGACGTTACCTGCTGCGCTTTGTGCCTTACTTAGGAGATTATCAGCTACTTTATCCAACTCTTCAAGGGTAAAGAAGTCAGCTATATTAACCATAGCATATCCTATATACCCCATTACCTCTATTCCGGTAGCGACAATACCTTTTATCGTATTCAGTATCTTAGCCATATTAGCAGGAGATGATAGATAGTTAATAAAACTTTCTAACTTTTCTATAATCTTACTGTTCTCTAAGAAGTCTACGAATGAAGTTTTTACTTTATCCAAAAAAGCCGCTATCTTCTCCTGTGTTGATGCATTTACTAAATTAGTATAAGCCTCTTCTCCTATAGCTTTTACTAGGTTTTCCTGCGTTTTGTATTTTTCTAATCCTAGCTTTAACTGCTCCCTTGCATTACTAGTCTGACTTGCCCCAATCCTAGACAACAGCTCTTGCTTTTTGAGCATATCCCCTAGCTGATCCCTATTCATGCCAAAAGCTTTAGCTAGTGATTCTGCGGCTATCCTATTCATATTCAGGTATTCCTCAGAGCCTCCCACCTGCTTATTGATTTCCATAGCAGCACCAGCAAGATCGTTATTCAAAAACAGTCTTCTAGCAGTCTGTAGATTTAATTCCTTTCCTGTCAGTAGTTGTGCCTCAAATTGACTTGCTATACTAGATTCAAAGTCGAGGAACGAATCTGCCATCCCATCTAATTCCTTTAAACTTAGACCTAAAGCCTTTGTTGTTACTACAGCTTTTGTTATCTTATCAGGGTATTTAGCAAAAGCAAGACCTAAATAGCCTCCTAAACTATTGGCTTCTTTTAATACCTTTTGGTAATTTAAACTTATCCCGGTTGCGTTCTCTAAACCCTTTACTTGAGCAAATATATTCTTAACTAAATCTTCTGAATTCTGACCTGCAATGATAGAATTTTCAAGGATTCTAGCCCTAGTCTCTAACTCTATCCCAGCTATATCTCTTAACTTAGTATCAGTCTTAAGATTAGCTTCTGATATAGAATTATTAACTCCTAATTCAGTTCCTAACTCTACTCTAGATTGTAAAAGCTTTTGACTAGTAATAAACGTGTCTCCACTTACCGCAGCTACCTTTTGATACTGATCGTATAATTGTCTAGCTTGCTGAGTATTCATGTTCAGCGACCTACCCGCCTTTACAAGCTTATCATCTACATCTAGTAATATTCCAGATATAGAAGTTAATATGTCTAAGAAGCCTCCAAAGAATCCACCTATAAAGGGTATCTGTTTCAGTATATTAGAAAAAGCTCCACTTATTCCCGCTAATGGGTTATTTGCTCCGGATGATAAACTAGATAATCCTTGCTTTATTAGGTCAATTGCATTTAGTACAGAGAATTTAAGTACCTTATATAGACCGTAGGCTGCTGCCCCTGCTATAAGCCAACCAGATGCGATTGTATTATTACCGTCTCTTGCTTTTTCCACAAATTCACCATAAGTATTTTTAAATAGTCCCGTCTTTTTGCCTATGAAGTCTAGTGCTACTCCCGTCTTTCCTAATTGCTTCTCTAATTGCTTTTCCTCAAATAATCTATCTTCAGCAAAATCTACTTGCTTTTGAGCTATAGTACTAGACTCCTTCAAAGCCATATAGTTTATATCCTCAGCCTCTAGAGCTTTCTTTGCTTTATTTAATTCATCCTCTCTAAGGTTTAATAGAGCTCTTTGACTTACTAACTTCCTCGTATCTCCCTTTGCTACTAAATCTTCTACTTTTTTCAACTGAGCTGCATACCTCTCTGTACCTACTTTTACAGCATCAAGTCTGCTTTGACCTGTAAATTTTGCCTTTGCTTCTGTAAATTTATTTTCTGCGACATCTCTTTTTGCCCTTAACGTCTCTAACTCTTTTTCTATCTTCTTTGTGTTGATAGTTTTCTTATTGAAATTATCAATCTTCGCAATAACGGTATCATAAGACCTAGCCATCTTAGATAAAGATGCTATAGATTCTCTTATGGAGTCGTTAAGATTTCCACTGATTTTAGCAAGTTCCCGTAATTCCGAGGCATTTATTTTTTCGTCTGCCATATACAATTGTCTATATGTATAAATATCTACAATAGCTATTTCTTAGACCTTGGCTTTGATACGAAATCAGGTCTATTAGTCATTGCGGTTTCCACTTCTTTAGGTAGCTTAAATTTAGACATATCAGTTTTATTTGTTATAACTTTACTGTCCTTATTCCTCGCTTCCTCTACCCTACTTAGAAACTCATTTATTTTCTTTAGACTATACCTTCTGTGAGCTATAGGCATGTCCCATACATCTTGCCAGCTAAAGCCGCCATTACCGTGATATACCAGCTCAAAAATCTCCGTCATGAAGACGGCTTTATACTCCACTCCCGGGAAAAAAAAATTCGGCAGTAATCGGCATATCTATTTCTACATCTTCCCCTGTACTAAGAGTTACAAATATCTTGGATTCTATGTCTGGGGTGACGCTTTGTATGTACTTTCTTAGTTCCATAGAGTCCCTGGCTAGTAGACCATTATCAACAAAATCACGAACTACTTTTATATTATAGTCTCCGTTTATTGAAGTAATCTGATGCTTGAGCCTAAGACTTGAACTTCCCGCCTCTAGTCCTGTTGCTTTCTTAAGACCTTTAGCTTCTTCGTCTATTCTCTTATCATCAGCTATTGTAAGTAGTTTAAAGGTTACTACATTTTTAGAGAATGGTAATTCAAAAGAAAAGTCGTTCTTTGATGTATACAGAGTAGGATTTATTTCTTTATATTTAAGACTTTGAAGGTCGCAAGTAACTACCTCTTCTTCTCCTGTTGAGGGATTGGTGTATTTTACCTGATAGTCTTTACCGTAAGCTAAGATTCTTGATGCTATAAGGATACCGTTTCTATCTCCTAAAAGCAAATCATCATAGTTTATATTTGATTTGATAAGAGATTTGAGGGTTTTTTCAATAGCTGTACCGTTTCTGAGGTTATTTACGTTAGTTAGGATATCTTCCTCTCTAGCCGTCATGTACTTAATTTCAATCTCCCCTTTCGATAACTCACTATCTTTGGGGTATACTAATCCTTTACTAGGTAACTCTATTGTCTCTGTTGGAACTTTAAATTTTTGGTCTGACATAATACTTTATTTCTTTATTATAAATAGTCTTAATTAAGTTTTTTAAAACAACAATATACAAAATATATTTGACATTACCAAATTTAAAATAAAAAAACCTCAAGTAAAAATACCTGAGGTTTCTATAGTGTGTTATTCTATTGCTATTAGTACTGTAAGAGGCAGTAATCCATTCCAAGAGTGAGTGTCAACTCGGTAGGGTCAGGAGAAGACCAGTCATAGTTACCTGCTGAGAATGCTTTGATGAACGCTCCTTTAATTGTCCATTCAGATACGATATCGCCAACTGGACCTAGAATGTTTAAAGATACATCCTTTTTGTAGAAGTCAGAATAACCGTCACGTCCTGTTGCTGATTCGTGATGAAGACGTACCCATTCCATACACGCTTGCTGACCTGATGGAGATATTGGGTTGTAGAGAGATAATTCAATATCTTTCCACTCCGCTATACCCTTAAGTTTGAAGTAGGTATTGATGTGGTTTATTTTTATCTCCGGCATATCAATACTAGGTGCTGATGCCTTTTTAACCATGTACGAAGGGATGCCGTCTATGTACATTATAAACCTATTACTTACTGTAGGTTCGAATGCTGTATAAAACACCTCATTTGGGTCCAATAATCCTGCCATTTTATTTTAATTTAGTTTGTTATTTATAAATATCGCAACTTTTACTTTTTTGCCTGAGCTTTCCACATCTGAGCTGCCGCTACTTTCTCGCCCTTTTCTTTTGAGCCATACTCTTTAGCTGCCTTTGCTGCAACCTTTTCAAACCCTTTACCTTTCTTGCCTATATCCTTTCCGGCTTTAGCTTTTTTCGCCACCGCAGACTTCTCTTTTTCGGACATACCTGCTGATGGTTTCTTAGCTTCGTTCATAGATCCCGTTGAATCGTCAGTGTTTATGTCCAATTCTGCTTTACGGATCTTATCTACAAAAACTGTTAACTTTCTTTCGAGTTCTTTAGGTATACGATCTTGATTAATTACCTTAACACCGTCCTTTTTAATTTTGAATATTATATTATCATCAATATTTCCTCTATTTATGAACTCTAATTCTACATACGAACCATTATCATCACGTAACTTATCAATTGATGCTCTAAAACCAGCAGCACCAGTACTCTGTGTTAGCATATCGGCTATTTTACGAGCTTCAGATTCTATAGCTGGATTAATGTGTACTGCTGCTGTCATTGCTTGTTGCCTCCTCTTTGCCCTAAATAAATCGTCACTCTTGCCTCTTTCGCTTTCTGCGTCTTGAGTTGCTTTTTTGACAGCATTATACTTTGTTTGAGCTGAGATTTCTTCTATTGGCTCACCCTCCTTAGCCTCTTGCATTCCTGGGAACATGAGAAGAGCTAGATCTGTAGTATCCCCATTCATAGCTTTTTCTGTAGCTGCCTTAATTTTTTTAAGGTATTCTGGGTCGTTTAGATTTTCTGATGGTTTTTTCTTTTTAGGTTCTTCAGTCTCTGATATTGTTTTAACTTTTGGATCAGTTTTAGCTAATCTTATAAATTGAATTTGACCTTCTCCTGATTCTTGCTTATAAATATCTCCAGGATTAATAGCCCCTTTAACTTGTTTAGCTGACCAACCTTTTTTAAGAACTTGTCCATCATATGGAATTAATTGGAAGTAATCAACAGCTTTCATGACTTTACTCTTATCTTTTGGAGAAAAATAAAGGATCATCATTTGAGTCTCAGGAGTTTGACTAAGCTCCGCTATAGCTGAACCAGTACTATTTTTAACTTTGGCTATTTCCTCAGATGTTGCCCGTTTACCAAAAAGTACATCAGTCTTAATTCCAGCCGCTTTTAATTTATTATCAAGATCTTGTCCAAAAGCTCTGATGTCTTTATTTAAAGCTTCGTTTAAAACCTTGCTCTTTACTGCTTCGTATAGAGCTATTGGTAGTGCTATTCTTACAATTGTATTCCTATCCATTTTTTATACTTTATTTTATTTTATGCAAAGCTAATGCCAGTTGGAGTGAGGTTAAACGTTAAGTAAATAAATTCTGCTGTTCTAGTTGGTTGCAGATATATTGCACCTACAAGTTCGTTACGATCTATTACATCAGGTGTGTTGTTTGTTTCGTCCATTACCACGTTGAACGCATACAAGCCTTGTCTTTGTTGAACGCTTGCTAAGTATGGGTTTACTGTATTGAGGAACTTATTACGAGTTACCTGTGTATTAGGGTCGAACACTAAGTTGTTAGCCACCTGAGTAATATAGCTCTTAAGCGCAATCAACAGTCTACGCACATTTACCCTATCAAGAGCTGATGCTTTCTGTTGTAATGTCTTCTGACCGTATACCACTGTACCTACGCTAGGGAATACTGCTATTGGGTTAACTTTAGATGAGTATAGAGTATTTCTATCATCTACACTTAGTTTCCTTTCTGGTTGAATTACAGTGCTGATGCCTCCTCTTGTGAAACCAGCCGGAGCAAACCATTCTGCACTAATCTTGTCGTTGTATTCATATACGGCAGGGATTAGGGTAGATGCAGGTACGAAGTTTAATCTACCTGTCTCTGGTGACTTTATCTGCAACCAAGGCCAGTATGCTGCACCATAGCTATTGTCGTATGATGTTGCTGTTGCCGTTACAGTTCCTATATTCTGACCATATCCTACTAAATCCACCACTGCAATACTATCTCCACGATTCTGTGCAAGAGTTAACATGCTATTAATCTGAGATGGTGAGTTTTGGCTAGTTAATCCTGGAGCGTATATTACATTGAATAAGTACTCATCCTTATTTGCTAGTAATGATAGAGCCACGTTATAATCGCTAGAGTTAACTCCTTGAATATTACCAACAGTAGTTGTCGGAATGCTAGTGTACATGTTCAATGGAGCTATTCCTGTAGAACCGAATAAGAATCCAGTAGCACCTCCGAAAGCACCGTTAAGTGATCCTGAGCCAAGAGTTGGTATTGATGATGTATACTGATTCTGAGCTTGACCTGCTGAGTTTAGATAATCTGGTGTATTTAAGTTTACAGATTTAACTCTTACATAATTACTCATATTTTTATAAGAGCCAGTAGTCTGCATGTAATAATTTCCTGTAGTAGGATCTTGTACCGGAGTCTGTGTCTGGTCTCCTATAACGTATGCGATATAGTTATTTTGATTTGGGTCTAATGATAGATTGCTCCAAGACTCAAGTACTGTTTTACTATTTTGGTAGTCGTCTCCTCTACGAATTACGATACTGAACAAACCAGAGCCTGTGTCAGATGATACAACTTCCCATCTTACGTTAGAAGCTGAACCTGAAACTAATGCACCATTTGTAGCACTTCCTACGTTGTTCATTACAGCTCCAACAGCTAAAGTTTCAAGGGTAAATGCTGTTGCACCTCCTATAGATCCTACGCTTGCTGTTGCTGAGGTATAAGAACCTGAAGCTACTCTAGTCACTAAAAGAGATGTACCGCCTTGATTAAAGTAGTTATTAGCTGCAATACTCGTAAGGTATTCATAAGTTAAACCTCCTGATACAAAGGTCGAACCAAAGAGTGCCTTATATTGAGAATATGAGGTTATTGGTGTTGGGGTGTTTACTGGACCCAATACTGTGGGACCTACCAACGCTGCGCCAGCCTCAACTGGACCCTGGGTTATTTGAGTTGCATCGTTCTCAAGTGCAAATACTCCGGGAGATAATAATATTTCTGCCATTTAAGTTAATTTTTCTACTTATAAATATATGGAGTTTTGCGTAGATTTTTACGAATACTCCTCAGTTTCTAAATTTATTACAATATCTCCGTATTTAGCCTTAAATTCCTCGTACAAACTTTGTTCACGAGTCTTTAATTCCTTCATGAGCTTAACTTGTTCCTCAATTAAGAGGTCTAACATTACTTTGGAGTAGTTCAGCTCACCTAAGGTAGCTTTTATTTCAAGGGAATCTTCTTGGAGATTTTTTAGTTTCTTTACTTCTTCTGGTAACAATTTTGGCATAAACGTTAATTTATTATAAATATCAAGGATTTTCAGTAGTTTCTTGAGATG